CGCAGGACTCGCTCAGCCTCCCCGGGTGTTCGCAACTGGAAGGGGCCCCGGCGTGCGTCTCCCCGCCGTTCGTCCCGAAGCACCCCCCGTTCGAGTAAGCTCATGAAGATGCTTGTCGCTGGCCTTTCGCTGGGGGCCATCGGACGCGGGAACGCTCCAATGAACAAGCAGCACTTCCGCAAAGGCCTCGTTCCATATCCTTACGGAAGCTCAGGCTACGGACGGAACCTTCCTCTCTCAAAGACGTACTATCCAGGGTCTCTTTCGACTGTTTCTGTTGTCGAACGTACTCGCGCACCCAAACGCCCTTTCACTGGAGGCCGCAAGATGTTCCCGGGCCGCCACGCACCTGTGAAGTGGTACGCCCCTGAGGTCCACCGCGAGAATCCCCCTCGCAAGTTTGGTCTCGGCCGCAAGAGCCGAGTGTCAGTCGTGTACCCGGTAACAAATGCCAGAGGAATTCAGGCCCTGAATCTGGCTGGTTTTAAGCTACCCAGGTCGACACTGAACCAGGCCCGGCAGGGGAAAGCAATCGTAGGAAATACAAAGGGTCCTATGATTGTTCTCGAAAAACTCCGAAAACTGGAGAAAAAGTTGTTGTCTTTGCCGAAACACTAAGCCCCTCCGCCACCACCCTTTCCAGCTCCACCGTTGCCCGCCCGCATCTGGATAGACTCAGGGAAGTGGAAGTTGAAAGCGTCTGGGTCGCACGCGGCACCCCCTTGGTCCTTGCACATTGGTGCAAACTTGCGACCGAAGGAGGCTTCGGCAAACCCAGTCTGGTCACTGGGAATAGTACTGACTGCAGTGGTGTAAAAGTTGCGCTCGGCGTCGCGCGTCCGCTCGAACGGATGAATCTGGCTCCACTGCTGCTGAACCTCGGCGCGCACACTGGGATACCAGGCTGCCGACGGACGGTCTGCATTGTCCTTGTAGTCTGAAAGGAGCACATTGCCCATAGGGTTATCGAAACTGGGCATAGTCACGGGCTCGTGCAGAGGACCCGACGGGCGACCGTTATTTAGAGTCGAACGGACCATTCCGTCCTTTATCAGGTTTGCGTTCCACAGATAGTACAGGATTGCCAAGACGAGCACGCCAAGGGCAAAGATGCGAGGGTCCCTGTTAATCAGGTAAATAATACACACTGCGTAAATAACGAAACGCGTTGTGGCCAGCATTCGGTCCTTGGCCGACTGCTTCGATGTTGGCCAGAATTCGAGTATCTTGTCGCTCCGAAAAATGTCTTTCGGATCCATTCTATTACTGACTGAGAAATGTTTTTACTTCTTCCGACCCTTGAGCTTCGGCTTTGGCTTCGGCTGCTGCATGAGAGACTGGAGACCCCCTCCACCAGCCATCATCTGGGCGAGCATATTGTTCATTCCGGACATGAGAGCCTGCTCATCGATGGCTCCGTTGTCCTGGGTCTTCATGTTCTTGGCGCACGCCTCGGCCGCAGACTCAATCATACTCAGAGTCTCCGGGGGGAACATGTTGATGGTGTTGCCCAGAATAAACATCGTCTGAAGGTACTGCCAGATGGCCTGCTTGGTGTTCTCGGTCGCGTCATCAGACTTCCAAATGGCGTCCAGATTCAGACGCTTGACAAAGAGGTTCTCGGGTGTGAAGAACGCCTCGTCCTTCTGCATAAGCGCAGTCGAGTGCGGGCTGACCTCCTTCATAAACATATCGAACGTTTCGCGAGTACGCTCAGCCTCGAGCATCTCCTTGACCGTTGGCTCCTCGGGGAAGGTTTGCGCAAGCTCACCGAGGAATTGACCCATCATTTCATTAAACGCCTTGACCGTAGTCATTTATATCTCTTTTGTCGCTTTTCCTTAAGTTAATAAGGCTCCTGTGACATTGGTTCGTGCGAACCCTGCCCCTGACTCACGATGAAGTAAATCAAGAGGCCAACGAGAAACGCAGGCTTGAAGTACTCTGAGTTTTTCAGGACCCCCTCGTTGTTCATTTTGGCCTTGCCGTATATGTAGGCAACCGTCGCCGCAGCTCCGAGAACCGCCGCGCTAAATGGTTCACGGCAGTAGTGATCCATTCTACTAACTGATATAGAACTTATTTACGGGCAGACCTACGCGCCGAGTTTCTCGATGCGCTGAGGCCCGGGGGTCCTGGAGTCTGCCGCGTCATCGAAGAGGTTCTGCTCCATCTTCGGGATGTTGTCAGGGGCCGGTGTCCCTCCCTCGACGTTCGGAGGCGTCAGACCCGCGCTCGTCTCGACCATATTCGAGCCCCCTGGGGTCTGCCCGAATTCCATATTCGAATTGGGCTGCTGGACCGGGTCTTGACTGTTGGGCAAAGGGTCCTCATTGAGCATATCCGGGTCCTCGTCCTCCTCCTCACCTTCATGGTCGATATTCAGGTCCTCGCCATCTTCTGGCAGGGACAGGTACGTCTTGAGAATCTCAGCCGTCGGCACGAGCTCCTCGATCACGGTCGTGATGTGCTTATTGAACCGCTTGTTCAAGTCCTCATTGCGGGCCGCCTCAGTGTTGTTCTCGGTGATGATGAAGGGCGACTCGTACAGGTCCTTGGCACACGCCTCATAGCACCGCTGGACAAAGACGTCGTTCGCCGGAAGCTTGATGCAAATCTTCTTCGACTCTTTTGACATTCGAATTGCGCTCAGGATCTTCACGTGGATGATGAAAACTGCCGCAAGCAGGTTGGGAAAGAGGGGCTGGTTCTTGATGATGGCTTCTGTATTTTTGAGTGAAATTGAAGAGTTCCAAGTCTTGATGGCCCTGAGGAGCTCCTGGAAAACCTTGGTGTAATTCTTGGTCTTTTTCTCTTCACACTCCTTCTTGGCCTCGAGCCAAATTTCCCAGAATGCGGTGATCATCACGGGAATCATGGCGTCGCAGAGTTTCTTGGTGAAACGCCGCTCGGATTCGTTTAGCAGATCCATTTCTAGTTGTGCAGAACTTATTTATGCTTGGTGACGCGCAGTCTTTGGGCCGTCTTCTGAAGGTTGACGAGGCCGGGCAAAATGTCGATGGGCTCCGATTCTTGCTCACCCGTGTCCAATTCGATAGGTTTTTCCCACTTCACCTTGAGGTCTAGCGGACCCACGAGCTCCACGACGTACCCGAGCCTGATGAGCTGCCGGGCCATATAGACGACCGCCTTGGCCAGGTCATACTTTGGGTACCCTATCACGAAGGGTGGAATGGTCAGGACCGCCTCTTTTCTCCCAAGTTCGTACGACGTTCGAATTTTGCGAGAAAATTGATCGAGCATTGCTCGGTACGTTTCCTTTTTTACATTGGCTCGGGCCTTTTCCATGGCAGCAACATCCTTGGCAGCCAGAGCCATCTATATTTGACTTTCAAATTAGGCTGTATATTTATACGCGGACAGAGGCGGCGTCGTGATTGGCTTGTCAGCCGCATATTTAAGCTGAGAATCCAGGCTGTTCTGTATCTCCTTGTACGGCTGGTACATATCAGTCTTGTATGCCTTGGCATAATCCTCTTTTGCCACCTCGTCAGACTTCAGTATATCGACCGTCCCGTCCTTGTTTACACGGGCATGAACGTCCAGCTGGGTTCCGTAAAAGTGGCGCGTATCAAGGAACATGAAGCGAGACTTGTAGCTCCCATCCTCCTGGTGATTAATAAAGAGGGTCTCGAGGGGACTGAGGTCAGGGGAGTTTGACTGAATCTTCTCTATGATGACCTGAGTGACATCAGGAGGAACACGTTCGGCCGTTACAAACTCCTGGGTAAAAGTCGACTTGGGCCTCGATCCGTTCCAGACCAGAAACAGCGCCAGGGCCGCCAGGACATAGATGCTCAGGTCCTTCATATTACTAAGGGCTGCGAAAAAGTTCGGCACGAAAAAAGTGGGTCTCGATTAGCAATGGCCCTTCTGGTCTATTCGGACAAGTGCAAGTGGTCTATGGAAATCATGCAGTTTATCAAGGGTCAGCCTGCCCTCATCGAGATTGTCCGCTTTCACAATGTGTCTACGCACGGCGTCCCTTCGAAGAAGATCACCAAGGTGCCGACCCTTGTGACGAACGATGGCGTCATGAAGGTGGGCGGCGAGGTCAAGGCCTGGCTGACGTCCATGATCCCTTCGGACTTCGAGTCATGGGAATCGAGTCCTGGGTTTGTTTCAAATATTGATGGTTCTGATAACGGTACAATGTTCGAACTCGACAGGTACGGTGAGTCGCTCCAGCCGACCCTGACTCCAGAACTCGAGGAGAGAATTGCCATGAGCGTGACCGATGCGTACCAGAAATCGAGAGCTTAGAGAATTGAATCTTGTAAAAATAAAGATGCACCTAAAGACCATTCAGGCATCTGCCCTGAAGGCGGTATTCGAGGTCCTGAAGGATATTATCAATGATGTGAATGTTTATTTCACCTCCAGGGGTGTTCAGATATTGACCCTGGATACTGCACGTGTGACCCTTGTCGATATGACCTTAGGGTCTGAGAACTTTGAGGAGTACGAGTGTGCAGTACCTGTTGCAGCCGGTCTGAACATGACCAATATGTACAAGCTTCTCAAGACAATTGCCGGGACAGACACTTTGACCATTGATGTGAAGGATCGGGACTACATGGAAATCTTCATTGAAAATCCAGTAAAAAAGTCTTCGACCAATTTCAAATTGAAATTGCTAGACATCAATGAGGACATACTTGATCTTCCAGACGTGAACATGAATGTCGTGACGACTTTGCCCTCTGTGGATTTTCAGAGGATAGCACGGGACATGGGAAATCTGGCAACCGAAATGTCTATAGTCCGAGAGGGGACCACACTTGAGCTCAGTTGTCAAGGAGACTTTGCAGACCAGAAGACCCTCATAGAATTTCCAGAGTCAGTCTCTAGGACTGGAGCCAATTTCAGTTTGAAATATATCAACCTGTTTACTCGGGCGACCAATATGTGCTCAAGTGTCCAGCTCATGCAAGATTCAACAACTGAGAATATGCCCATTATTTTCAGGTACACAATAGCCAACTTGGGAGATCTCCGGTTCTATTTGGCCCCCAAAATCGACTGACCCATTTGGATGCGCCGAGTGCTTCGCACTCGATTCAGTTGGCCCCCAAACTCGACTGACTTAAAAATGAGGAATAAATATCAGAGATGGAGGCTCGGTTCAATACCCGTATGAACGAGTGCAAGAATGAAGAAGAAATGGTAAGTTACCTATTGACTTGTGTACCGGTTATTCGAGAATACACAACTGAAGAGGCCCCTGAAGAACACATAGAAACTAGAACAGTCGCAAATCTCAAGGTGGGTACCCGTAAAGGCGTCCAAAGAAACGACATTTACAAAAAGTACCTCAGGGAGGTTGAGGGCGAAGGCGAGTACAATGATAAAGAGAGGGCCCATCACGACCTGCCGTGCGCCTCGTGCGGCGAGCTCTACACACGACTCCTCGATGACTCCTTGAGTGAGGAAATATGCATGAATTGTGGGGCTTCGACATTCGTCCTTGGAGATGAGGTGGGTTTCAAGGAAGAGCAAGAGCACGAGAAGAACGTCATCTACTCTTACAAGCGTGAAAACCACTTCAACGAGTGGATCAGTCAATTTCAGGCAAAGGAGTCGACCAGTGTCCCGGACGAGGTCATAGAGCAGCTCAGGACTGAATTTAAGAAGCAAAAGATCAAGGACCTTGCAGAGATTACTCACGAAAAGGTCAAGGGCCTTCTTAAAAAGCTGAACAAGTCCAAGTACTACGAGCACGTGCCCTACATCGCAACAATACTCAACGGCATCCAGCCCCCCACGATGACCCAAGCCCTTGAGGACCGCCTTAGGCTCATGTTTCACAAGATCCAGGAACCGTTCGAGCGCCACAAGCCTGCGAATCGCAAGAACTTCCTGAGTTACTCATACGTTCTGTACAAGTTTTGCGAGCTGCTCGGAGAGGATAGTTATCTGCCGTGCTTTCCCCTTCTCAAATCGAAGGAGAAGCTGTACATTCAGGATCAGATATGGGAGCGGATATGCAGGGAACTTCAGTGGGAGTATCTGAAGACGGCCTAGTGATGCGCTCAAATTCTAGACTTCCATTTTTGTCCGGAAAATTAATGAGATAGCCCTCATCGAGATCGAGGAGCTTGAGATAATTTCGGGTCTGAATTCGATAACCGTCCGTGAGACGACTTACCGACTTGAGTTCCAGTACTATTTTACGATTGATAATGAGATCGGCCCGGACGTGACCGACATTCTGGCCTTTGTAAAACACGGGGACTATGCGTTCGGTTTCGTAGGGGATGAGGCGATCCCTTAGGCCGACTTCGAACGCGCAGTGATACACGGACTCGGAATAGCCCGGTCCGAGACTCTGCCAGATGTCTCTGGCAATCTGTTCAATTTCCATTATAAATACAAAGGTCCTAAACTTTAACGGACAGTCATCCTCTGAAGGGCTGCGACGGTGCGGGCGTTGAGCTGGAGACCAGCGGCCCGCCCGCGAGGAACGGACGTGGAGCGACCGGCGGGAAGTGCGCGCACACGAGAGCGCGACCGGGAACGGCCCCGGGACTTCGAACGGCCGCCACCTTGTATAGCCTTGGCGGTAATCTTGCCAGTGAGTTCCACAGCCTGAGCAGCATTTCCACTCGTGAAAACCTGCACGGTTCGCTTCAGACTCGCTGCTATATAAGGAATGAAGTGAGAAATAACCGCCAAAAAGGCTATGAACATTGTCCAGTCGAGGTAATAATCAACCTTGGATCTCGCCAAATTCACAGACTGCTCGTACCCTTGAAGGGTATGTTCCATCGCCTGCTGGGTCCGGGCCGTCGTTGAGGTGGCCATGGCCCTGAACGCCCACAGGGGGTTAATGGCGGTCGCAATTATTCCACCGGCGTTTATAGCCTGCTGGCGCGTTGGCAAGCGTGCAACAACGCGGTTCTTCCAAGACAGAGCTCCAGTCGTGGCGTTCCCTGCAGGAGTGACGAGTCCCTGCGCTCCGCTTTGTGGGAGCGCGGGAGGGTTCAGGGCCAGAGAAGCCGCGGCCATGCTGAACCCCATCACCAGAAAGACGCGCCGGAGCGTCTGCTTGCTCAAGAGTGACAGAGACACAGCTGGGTGCCTCCGGAGCACGGCGCGAACGGCCGCCTTGCGTTGTGCGACTGGCGCCGCAAGGGCATCAGCAACACCCACCGTCAGAGCCAGCTTCTTGTTCGAACGGACTGGACTAGGGCTCGCAGAGCCTCTCATATTCCTGAGGCTGACCATTACTTTAGCCTGAGATTTTAGTCGAGTACTTCTTGCGGATCCACATGGCGTCCTGCTTGTAGATCCTGGACGCACGTGGCGCCATGCGCTTGGTCAGGGTGCTGATGGCGACGAGGCGGCGCATCACGGCCAGGGGCTTCTCGCCCTTGCTGACGCCCTTGGTCAGCGCCTTGTGACGGTTCGTCTTGGCCTCGACAGGGTGGTACCCGTACTTGGTCAGCATACCAGCCTTGAGAGGGCCTATGAGCTTCTTGGACCGGCCGATGGTCCCGACATCATAGGCTGGGACCCCTCGAACGCGGGTAGTCTTAGCTTTGCGCACATACGAATAGCCCGGGCGTCCCGGGCTCTTGGAGACGACGATGCGCTTCTTGGTCAGCTTGCGAACGTGACTTGAACGCAGGTCCTTGTGAGCCATACAATTTACAAAGAAAATTGTCCCTGAAGGAAGAGTCGAAGCTTGGCCTCTTGGCTCATATTGAAATCGAAAATGCTCTCCTTGGGGTTGAATATGAGCTTGGGGAAGTCGTAGGTCGACCTGAGACGCATCTGGGACATGAGGATAACCATGGCGTAACTCTTGAGGTCTTTTATGGGAGGGGAAATTCCCCATTCCATCATGACCATGAAGACATCGTTCCTATTTTTGCCCAAAAAAGGCGCACCCGGGACCAGCTCGCACGTCCCTCCGTCAATGTAGTTCCAACCGTTTATTTTGAGAGGTGGAATAAGGAAGGGGACGGATATAGACGCACGGACGGCGTCCACGACGCTCATCGTCGGTGTAGAATCGACCGAAAAATACACAGTCTTCTCGGCATCTACACAATAGGACGACACGTGTATCTTCAGTGGATACCAGTCCCAGAGCTCCTTAAAAGTGCAGTCGGGCTTTCCCATAAACTGCTGTATCCCAGAACTAATGAGCTTTCTGAGCTTGGCGTCCGATGCGAGGCCAAAGCCAGTCAAGAGGCTCTTTATGCTGGGCTTCATACCTTGGCCAATTTGGGCCGAAAGAGCAAAATCAAGGCATTTTGTGGTGTCCCCCTTGGCGAGGGCAAACACAAAACCGACGAGAGCGCCGGCCGAAGCGCCTGAGATTTCCTCGAGTTCATCGAGTTGTCCAAGTTGCCTGAGCCGAGTCATTATTCCAAAAAAGCCAAACATCCCCATAGCGCCAGGGCCTATGACGAGGTACTTGACCATCTACTTTTGGTTTTTAAATTAATACACCTGAGGAAACGTCGAGCGCAGGGTCGCAAAGACGATGGCGAACACGAGCGTGTGGACGCCGACAGGCAGAGGGCCGCCCTGGCCGCTCATCAGGAGGCCCCCGGCACCTGGAGGAATAGTCAGGAGCACGCCGGGCGTCAGCATGACGAAGAGCACAGCCGGAACGACCAGGTCAGCGCTCGTCAGGTTCACCTTGAGCACAAACTTAGCCAGGACGTAATAAAGAACCGCGAGGACCACGGCGTGCGTGATAGCCTTGGTTAGGAGGCTGCCGCCTGCGGGCAGG